CTGCGGCGATCTGAGATGGGATCAGGTCAGGCCGTTGCTGGAAGGCATTCTGGACGATCGTTTTGTCATTCTCAGTTGAGGTGTCACACACAAGTGTGGCGCCTCTTTTTTTATTTACCCACCGCTGCACTCAAGTGCCCACATTTCCAGGTCGGCAGGGTAGTATCTGTCGAGTGATCCATGCAATCAAACCGGGGTATAGTCCTATGATCAATCCAGGAGCACCTGTCATGGACATCTCGGTTGAATACATGGTGAAACGCCATCTGCCCGATGTCCTCGAGGTGGAGCGGGGGGCGTGGACCTACCAAGACAAGGATTTCGGCGAGATACTCCATCCGTTCCATTGGGACGAGGCCAAGTTTATCGCCGAGGTGCGTCGCAAGTCCACCGTTTTCTATGTGGCGATGGAAGGACCGGTTGTCAGCGGATTCGCCATGGTCTCGCGCAACAAGGATCGCTCCACCACGACCATTGAGCGTCTGGTGGTTCACCCGCTTTTCCGTCGGCGTGGCCTTGGTTCCGCCATGCTGGAAGAAATTCTGACCCGCAGCGTCAGTAGTAAGTTTGTCGCCCATGTCAGGGAGCATGACCAGGACTCCATCTATTTTTTCCGAACTAAGGGTTGGCAGGGCAAGCTAGCCACCAATCTGTATGGTCGTGACCAAGACGGAATAGTTTTTTCTCGTCCAGATTAATTGCTTAACAATCGTCCTAGTTAAGAATATTCTGACACTAGTCAGCATTCTTTTCTGGGAGCGATTCATGCCTAACCAACTTCTTGAAGATGCCCGCGATATTCTGGATTCTCTTCTCCAAACCACCCAAAATTCGCCTTTTCATCAGCGTGTGACAGACGCTTATGTCAATGTCTCGCGCGGTATTGAAGAGTTGAAGAAGTCCATCTCCGAACGAGAGGGGATGTTCCAGAATCAACTGGTTCACGAGGCCATGAAACCCACCTGGGCTTCCACGGTCGATGTGGAAAAAGCGATCTCGGGCGATAAACCTGGCGACCACCTCATTTCCATCCGGCCCACCGAAAAGTTTGAGGGCTTTGAACTAACGAACGCCCTGTTCCAAACCAGAACGATTCCCATTTCGGCGATCACCAATCCAGCCAACGCCGCTGAAAAACAAATCACGCTGAATGCCATCAGCATCGTTGACGGCGGACTGCGGGTGTCCTTTGGTCCCGATGAACGATTTTATTCCGTCGAAACGGCCACTCTGCTGGCTGAGGATGCCCCGTGATACGCACTTTTATCGAGGGCGACCTGATGACGATCGCCGACTACCGGCTCCATCGGTGGTTTGAGGCGATAGAGAAGGCCAGAAAGTCTGGCTACCGGGTTGTCTCCGTCCGGTGTGTGCGCGGTTGGATTTTCAACTCGTATGTAGCGGCCCTGACCTTGAGTTCCGGGTTCGCTGTTGATTTTTCCATAGGGCCAGTTCGGAGTCGTTCCTGATGCGTTATTTATCTGTTTGCAGCGGTATTGAAGCAGCGACCCAGGCCTGGCACCAACTGGGCTGGACTCCTGTGGCATTCAGCGAGATTGAATCGTTTCCCTCTTCTGTTTTGAAGTACCGTTACCCCGATGTCCCGAATTGGGGTGACATGACCCGATGGAGAGAATGGCCAGATGAAAAGATCGAAGTCCTCGTCGGCGGCACCCCTTGTCAAAGCTTCAGCGTCGCAGGCCTCAGGAAAGGCCTCACTGACCCCCGCGGCGGCCTCATGCTTGACTATGTTGGAATCGCTGGGCGTTACCGACCTAAGTATATCATCTGGGAAAATGTCCCCGGTGTTCTCACATCAAACGGAGGACGGGATTTTGGAACCCTCCTCGGGGCGTTGGGGGACCTGGGGTATGACCTCGCCTACCGGGTTCTTGACGCTCAATGGGTCCGAACACAACAGTTTCCACACGCCGTCCCACAGCGTAGACGCCGTGTGTTCGTTGTCGGATGTCTTGGAGAGAGGGGTCGTGCCGCCGAGATACTTTTTAAGTCCGAAAGCCTGTGCGGGAATCCTCCGACGCGCAGAAAAACGGGGCAAGGCCTTGCCAGAGATGTTGCACCGAGCCTTGTTAGCAGTGGTCGAGGCGTCGAACGAACAGGAGAATCCCGAGGGCAAGACCCAGTCGTAGGTTGCTGGTGGGACGGCGGTCAGGTCAGCCAGACTCTGGACGCCGTCCTTTCCAAGGGGCAGACCATGCCGGAAAAGAACCGTTTTCCAGCCGTTCTTCAGGGCAAGTTGGATTGGCCTGCCGATGTCAGCTGCTCATTGAATGCGTCATTCGGAAACAAGCAGGGCCTGGAGGATCAGCATGTTGACAGCGCCTGCCCGATGTTTGTTCCTGGAGTGGTCGCTCCGACCCTGACTGCCACCAACGATCCCAGCCGCAGTCCTCAGTCGGCGGAAATCACCGCCCAAGTTGCTGCCGTTGTGGAAGCCATGGCCTTCGCCCAAAACCAAGTGGGCGAGGTGCGGACGAACAACATCGCCAACACTTTGAACACCAACAGCAATGCCAGCGGACGGAACACGCCGTTGGTCGCCGTGTCGGTGGACGAGGACTTGGTCCTGATGGATCAGGGAGGGTCGGTCATGCAGACTCTTCAGGACGGTTCCGTCGGGACTCTCCGCAGGGAAATGCACGGCCACGAGCCTATAGTCCTCCACGCCGTGGGGACGGACTGCTACAACGGGGCGATCACGGGCGATGTGGCGGCGACGATGGGAACGCCAGGCTCCAGCGTGAACGCCAGCGGGCCGACTGTCATGCAGCCTGTCGAAGTGCCGGATGTGGCCGGGACCATGAAGTCCTGCGCCAATTCTGGTGGTTGGAGCAACAGCGCAGATCATGCAGCCGCCGGATACATGCTGCCCGTTTCTGATACTGCTAATGGAGTTGCTTTTACCTTCAGCGGTTATTCTAACCAGCCAGCTTGGATAACTGGTGACAGGACAGATTGTTTGTCGTCAAGTGGACACAGCGACGGAAGCCATCAAGGCATAGGAATAATAACGAATCCGACATCGTTCCATCCAACTCAGGATCCGATACCGTCGGAAGACGGTAAGTGCCACGCAATCGGGTGCGGGAGTAAAACAGGCTGTGCGACGGCCGCCGTTGCTTATGTGAAATCCACCAATCCCCACAACAAGGAGGAGGCTCCCACCTTCAATGAAACCGAGGTCGCCGCCTGCCTGAACGGGTGGGACGAGAGGCACAACCCGCCAAAACACATGGCTATCGCCATGCAGGATGTCCGCGGGCTTGACAAAAAACAGAATGGGCGTGGTTGGAACGACGAAGGAACTAGTTACACGGTTGACGCTTCGGCTACTCAGGGGGTTGCTGTGGACGCTGAAGGCGTGGCTTATCACGCCAGCAGACGAGACAGCGTCAGGGTCAATGTCGGAGTCAGCCCGACTGTTGAAGCGCAATGGGGGACGGGCGGAAACAATGTGCCGAATGTCATGAACAAAATGCCTCCGATGGTAGTCCGCAGACTTACTCCTGAAGAATGCGAATCACTCCAGGGATTTCCCCGTGGTTGGACAAACATACCCCACAAGAAGAAGCCCGATTCGCCGGACGGCCCCAGATACAAAGCCTTAGGAAACAGCATGGCTTGCAACTGCATGCAATGGCTTGGCGAAAGGATTCAAGCTGCGGAAAACAGAACTTTGTGATTTTCCCCGCGTGGGGATTTTTTTGAGTGTTTTTAGGAGTTAGCCATGTCTCTCGTGCTCACAGACAACCAAGAAGTTTCCTTGTCGGTCACGCCGGTCAGCAAGGGCGGGAACGAGGCCCCGGTGGAATCCCCCGAATGGTCATCGTCTGATCCCTCGGTGATCGAGGTGGTCGTCGATGCCGCCAGTCCCCTGAAAGCCCTGGTCAAGACCACCGGCAAGGTGGGCAGCGCCCAGGTCAAGTTCTCCTGCGACGCCAGGATCGGCGACGGGATCAGCCCTTTGCTGTCGACGCTGGATGTCGAAGTCGTTCCCGGCGAGGCCGTCAATGTCAAGATCGACGCCGCCACCCCCTCCGAGAAAGCCTAGAGGTTGCCGCCATGGTGAAGCGCGCCGACTACATTGAAGCCCTCCAGAAGATGAACGACGAGTCTTTCTGGGACGGCATCTATGACAATGTCGAGCGGCTTTACTTGGTGGAACCCCTGATCAACGCCATGCAGGCGTTTGCTGTTGCTGACCAGGCTCTCGCCCTCGCCAAGGAGGTCATCTTCTCCCTGGTGGAGGGCAAGCCCGGCGCCAAGGCGATGGCCGAACTCTTTTTGAAGGAGATGGCCGATGAGTCCGATGGCCCTTGAGGAGGCTGGATTCAAGGAGTTTCCTGTCCCACCCATGTGGAATTGCACAAGGTTGTGGGGATATGCCCGCAAGGATGCACGCGGGCGCCAATTCAACATCAATGTCCGATACTACGACCTTCGCAAATATCACTACAACGCGGAATCCTGGGACGCCATCTCCCAGTTCTGGTTCCGCATCAACGACCGGGAATGCACCACCAATGTGGAACTGATGGATATCGAGGGTATGTCTCCCGAGGACATCGTCGATTGGTTCCATAGCGTCTGGCAGGATATGGGCGCTCATTACGAGAAGAAGTGGGGGGAGTAAGATGCCGAAGCATTGGCATGATTCCATACGGATTCAGCAGCCCGCCGACATGAGGGCTGGCAAAGACGAAATCCAGACGATGGACATCAAGATCGAGCCAGCCGACGATCGCCACTACATCGTCATCAAGACCAAGCGATGGGCCTTTGAGGCCGACGAACTGGAAGATTTCATCGCCTACCTGAGACAACTCTGCCAGTCTGCCGACCAAGCGGTGGACGAGGCCTTGTCCTCGACGGAATTCCCCGGGTGTGACCGGATGCGATTGGAGGTCAAGTGATGCTGCGCAACGATGAGCTGGAAGCCATTCGTGTTCGGGCCGAGAAGGCGACGCCGGGTCCCTGGTACGCCGCCCTGACCGACGACGACCTGTGCATGAACGCTTGTTATGTGACCACCAAGCATTCCCGTTTTGAGCACGACAACCGATTGGGCATGGCTCCTGGTGGCGTGGATCACGAGAGCGTAGTCTGTATCACCCTCCTCCAACATCCGCGCCTGGCTTGTCACAAGGCTGAATGCTGGGACGAGGATGCCGACTTCATCGCCAACGCCCGACAGGATGTGCCCGCCCTTCTGAAGTCTTTGGATGAACTACAACTTTACAACGAGGAACTCAATTCGCTGGCAAGTTTGCAGGACATGCGGATTGACAAGTTGGAGTTGCTGCTGGCGATGATTGCCAGACACCCCTCCCTGCTCAATGTCAAGATGCCGCTCTTTGAAAACCAGACTCTCAGCCAGATTCTCCAGTCCGGCGACACAGACGATATCACCAGCGCCATCCATTTCATCGAGAACGGGGCTGGGGAATGACCGTCGACTCCATCCTTGAGGCGGGTTTCCGGGAATGCCGTGTGCCGACTGGTATGTTGTGCGACCGCTTTTTCCAGCGACCGCAACGGGATGATAACGGGACGCGCTATTATCTGAATATTGAATACTACGACAACAGAAAGTACGGTGGCGTCGAGGGCTACCAGGCCGAAGCCCAGTTCTATTCGGGTGATTTCCACATCAACATGTCCGTGCCGGGTGTTGCTGGCAAGGATATCGACTCGGTATGCGGCTTGTTCGACTCGTTATGGGTCAAGATCGGTGCGGGCTACGCCAGGAAAAACGAAGAATGAACAGCATTTTGCAGACAGAAGTCACCGTCAAGAACCTGGGGGACGGCAACTGGAAGTGGCATGTCCAGGTCGAGTATGAGGACGGGGCCGACACCTGGCAGATCACCGAGGATGGCACGGAGTCCTCGTACCTGACGGCCAGGGAGGCGGCGGCAGATTCCTTGTATTTGGCTGAGAAAGAAATCCTTGCGGAGCAGCGTGATGAATCGGAGTGATGATTTCAGCAAGCTGGAACAGCAGTTGGTTTTTGAATTGGTCTTTGCCATCAAGGTGCTGTATATGGTCTCGTTCTCCTCCATCATTGTGTTTTCGCTTTTGTTGGGAGCAAGGGACAGGGAAATCAGGGAACTCAGACATGAAATCTCCCAGCGATGAGTGGGTTGATCTAGCTGCGGATATTGCGGCCTTCTGGCTGTTTCATATGTCGGCGTGGCTGGTCGTGTTCGGGGTGGTCGAATTGGCCTTGGGCATGACGGAGAGGGGCTGGGACACCCTCGCCTTCGGCCTGTTGTCGCTCTTGTCGTGGAAGATGCAGAGCTTGGTGGTCGGACAATTCAGGGGGTGGCGAGATGACCTTGACCAACAAAGACCTGATGCGGATGGTGAAGACGGGCAGTCATAAGCCTTACGAAATCCAGGAGGAGGCCATCAGGGGATTGGCGAGGGAGTTGTTGCGAGTGCGCCTGATTGTCCAGTCCCAAGCCCCCGCCATCATTCTTCGCGGCCAACGAATGCTGCCAGACTGGGCGATATCTGTTATATATGGTGAAGGAAATGAGTGATGGTCGACGAGAAAATTGAGATTGAGAGACTGCGTGATCTGCTCCGCTGGCGAGACGCGTGGGGTGAGCCACCGACTGAACACGGCAACTACCTTGTTCATCGGCACGAATTTTACGGTGATTCTGAAATTACGGCTCTTCATTGGAACGGAAGTTGGCCACTGCGAGCTATATCGCATTGGCGACCAATTGGCCCGCTGCCGGGCGAATAACGACATCCGGCGACACCTGCCGGTTTTACCCAAGTGGTGTGACTCCACAGAGATGGAACTAAAGAGGTTTTTACATGTCTGCCAAGCTTATTCCTGGGTATTGGTCTAGCAAAGCCTGCGCTTATTCAGAAGGCACAGAACGTATGGCTGTTTTGGCGGCCACGCCAAATGGGGAATCTGCCCGAAAGGGCTATCTTCACTATCTTTCCTTTTGCAACAACAAAGCAACTTTTCAGGTCGGTCCAGTCATGCCGTCTGACAACCTGAAAAATCTGAAGTTCTTTGATGTTCCACCTGAAGTGGCTGACGCGGCTATCCAGGCTGCAATCGGCGTTGTGTTGTTATGGCAGCAGTCTGCTGCTGAAAAAAACTGACCGCTAACGGTTGGTTTAGCCGGGGTCGAAAGACCCCGGCGTTTCTTGCACACACGAGGTGAGTGATGAGTGACTGCTGCAAATCGACGTTGGAAGAACTTATTAAGCGGATGAGCGACAAATTCGGCCCGCTGGTCGATACTGCCGACCCCAACACCCCCATGACTGAAGAACAATTCGGCATGTTCAAGGTGATGATGTGGGTAGGGACTGAGGCAGAAAAGATGGCTGAGGGCGAAGAAGGTGCGTGATGAGTGACCCCTGCCCATTCTGTGGCCACCAACCCATCTGGTTTGGGGAAATAGTTGTGGCTTGCCGTTGCAATGTCCACGATTTGGAGGGTGTAGTTGTCATTGAAGCTATTCAAGAAGCTATTCAGGATTTCCCCACCCATAATGCCAAAACAACATAAAATATGCTGATTTGCATATGAAAGGGGGGCGATGTGTCACACGATAAAGCTATTCAGCATGGGAAAGAGCATCGGTGCGAGTATCGCAACTCAAAGAAATTTGATAAAACTTGTAGAAACCACGGAAGTTGCCCACATTGCCAGGACAACAGACAGTACGCCGACAGGAAAAGGGAGGAGGCCGCGGATGAACAGTTACGAGATGACCCCGGAGAGGACCGAAGCAGCCCTGATGTGCGCCTTGACCGCACAGAGGACTGACAACCCCTCCCTGGCCGAATCTGCCCAAAAAATGATCGAGGATTTTGGCGCCCTCTGGGTTCGTGGGCTGGCAGAAGAAGTCATCAGGCTGCGCCAGCAACTTGGATCGTAACCTGGGCCTCTCGGGTTATTATCAATGACCTGAATGATCTAAGCTTGTCCTGCCTTGACAAGCCATGGGCCAGGCTGGGATAGGGTGCGACCGTTTCCCGGCCAGAAGATACCGGATCGCACGAAGTCTGGTCATGAGAGTTCGAGTCTCTCTTCAGGTTATTGGGGTGGGGCAGCCTAGAGGCCCCCGATGTACTGGATTGGTTTTGTTCTGACGGCTTGGTTGACCGCCGACTTCCTGACCGGTCTGTTCCACTGGTTTGAGGATCGGTACGCCAATCCCAAATGGCCCGTCTTTGGCCCCTTAGTGGCCGCCCCCAACGAATTGCACCACGCCGAACCCCGCGCCTTCCTGCGGGGAAGCTACTGGGATCGCAACAACACCACCCTCATCCCCTGTCTGACTGTCGCCGCCCTCCTGGCCTACCAGGAGCAATGGTGGTGGGCATTGGTCGCTTTCTGCGCGGCCCAGGCCAACGAGCTACACGCCTTCACCCACCGGGCCGGTATTCCCCGCCCGATCCGCGTCCTACAGGACACGGGAATCCTCCAGAACGCCCGCCACCATGCCCGCCATCATGTCAATCCTTACGCCAGTCATTTCTGTGTGATGTCCAGCTGGCTCAATCCTGTGCTGGATAGCGTAGGTTTTTGGCGTTTCTTGGAATGGTTCGTTTATTTGGTCCTAAGGGTTAAGCCCAAGCAGGACCGCCTAGGAGAATTGTGATGCTACAAGAGATCAAGTCCCAGCATAATGTGGACGAAAACGGCAACCCGGCTGGGGGGAACACCTGGGGGGTTGGAATCCAAATTGAGTGGCAGAACGGCCCTCTGGCTGTTGACGGCGTCCGCAAGGAACCCAACGGGGCGTTCGTGGAAGGGGTGATTCAAGCCGCCCTGGACCGCCTCCAGTTTTACCAGTCGGGCAAGTTCGCCTGTCGGGAGAACGCCTTGGCCATTACCAAGCTGGAAGAGGCTCTCCATAGGTGCCAGCACCGCACCGCCAACAGGGAGAAGCGGGGCGTGGAAGGGACTCACGCCGTATGATCCGGAAATTTCTCTACAACTGGCTGGTTCGTCGAAAAGAGAAGATTGAGCTTGTCGGCCCTAAAGCCGATCTGAAAGTCGTTATGACTTATCAGGTCGGCAACGAGGAAGAGGTTTTTCGTGCCAAGAAAGAGCTTGAAAAACTACTTCAAGCCAATGGGTATGTAGTTTTGTCTTGGCGTCCTTTCCCTTAGGCGAAAGCTCAAATTCGGGGAGCATCCGGTCAAATTCTGGGAGCAGACGGTTCAAATTCAGGGAGCTGGTGGTCAAATTCGGGGAGCGCCATGGTTGGCTTGGCGAAAATTGTTCTCGTCTACCTGATCATTGTTGAGCGGGCGTGGCTCCCCCCACCCGTTGTTCAGGACAATCCCTTCTTCCAGAAGCTGCTGGCACAAGTCGCCGAGGACCTGGAACTGTTTGCCTACCCCGAATGCACCTCCCTGAACAAGGCCCGGAACGCCTACGAGGAGGTGCTGACCTGTCGGGCAAAACTGGCAGATGCCCAAAAGTTCTTCTTTATCGACTTTGGGGTAGAAGGGACAACCTGTTACATGATCTGGGCGATGAAATACAACCGCCCTTTTGACGAGGTCTGTCGCCGAAATATTTTGCAAAGTTACGGCGAGTCCCGGGATTTTTGGATGATTGTTCAGCGGGAAAACGATTTGATTTACAAAGTGTACGATTTGCTTGACGATCAGTACCGAAACATACCACTCTATTCCAAGCGACTTAAGCTAGATCGATTGCGTGAACTTTTGGGCGGCGAAGCCTATGAGGCTGGCTGGCTTCCCAATCCCACACCGACTTGGAGATTCTCACCATGAAAGAATACGATCTTTATCGCTGCATTGCCGACTTAGCCTGCGTTGCCAGCTTTACCTTCATTGCTTGGATGTTACTTAGAAAAAATTCTTTGAGATAACCTAGACGATTTCTTTGGGTGGTTTACCATAAGGAGTCGGCGTGGGCAGGCGGCCTGTGCCTTTTTTCATGGACGAGGTAACTATGAAGCGATTTGCGTTTGGTCTGTTGGCTCTGGCTATGGTGGCTTCCGCAGCTTCGGCTGGTCCGTTCCGTCGCAAGGCGGTTGTGACCGGGAGCAAAACCGTGACTCAGACCCAGACCACGACTACCGTGACCACGGTTACTAATGCCCAGGAAGTGGCGGTTTATCTGGCCGGGATTGGCAGGATTGGCCATTTTTTCCGCGGCGGATATCGGTTTGAGGGCGTGGGAATGGGTTCTACACCCCAGGCTGCCATCAACTCCTGCTGCAAGCCCCGTTTCGGCGGGTCGCCCCGCGAAGTGGGCGTGGCACAGGGACGCAACGGCATGTTTTACGCCTGTTGCCGCTACTAAGAAATTGTTGACCGTGTTTAGGATTGGGTTTCCGGTCGGCACGGTTGACGATACACGCACGGCTTGCCATCCCTTGTCGTGCGTTGTACGGGAGTAGAGAAGAGGCATCTCGCCACCCTCATAAGGTGGAGATCGCTGGTTCGAGTCCAGCCTCCCGCAATGGTTTTTCAGAGGAAGGAGTCCCCTATGAACAAGATCAGGAAGAAGATTGTTCGCAGGAAACAGTTGATTGCGGCCTTGATCAGAATAGCGGCCGACAAGAGGGTTGCGACCCGATAAACAAATCGGGTTTTTTAGAGGCGGTGACCACAAAAGGTCGCCGCCTTTTTTGTTGGGGAGTTCTTATGTATGTGATGCGACCGAACGACGGCTACAAGCAATCCCTGAGAGATCTGGCAAAATCCCTGCTTTCTAGGGGGACAGTCAACCATTTTGTCGAAGTCGGCTCCTTCTCTGGAGAGTCCGCTGTTATCTGGCACGAATCTCTTCCTGACGCAACGATATGGTGCATCGACCCCTGGCTGCCTGGCTACGATCCGAATGACGCCGCCAGCAATGAGAACATGACCGCTGTCGAAAAAGCATTCGACCACAGGGTGTTTGGCTGCGAAAGACTAGTCAAACTCAAGGGCACATCCCAGGACTTCAGACTGTTGTCGTGTCTCCAGGCTGTCGATGCGGTCTACATTGACGCCATGCACACTTATGAGGGCGCCAAGGCCGACATCGACTTCTGGCTGCCCCGCTGCAAGCTGGCCATCACCGGCCACGACTACAACGGCGGTTGGCCCGGGGTCATCCGCGCCGTTGACGACACAGTCGGCCATCCGGATTTTGTTTTTCCAGACAGTTCCTGGCTGAAGTGGATCAATCAATGAAACCGCCCCGCCGGACTGTCAGGCCATGCGGGATTTGTTGGGGGAGTTTGTGGCGTTAAACAGGGGTTTGCGATGATAGACAACGACAACGAATACTGGGAACTCAAAAAGGCTGTCGACCTCGCCTCGTCGGCGGACAGATTTGCCGAACTGGGGATGGTTGACCTGCTTGATCTGAACTTCATCCACACCTGCCGGAATCTTTTGCCGACCCTGCTGAAGAAGCATTTAAGGCTTCTCCACTTGGTTCGTGAGGGCCAGGATGAAATTGAAAGTCTGGACAACGAGATATGTCGGGTTGGGAGAGAATCGATACAGCTGATTGACGAGAACCTGAAGCTCAAGGCTCGGGTGGAAGAACTGGAAGAGCGTTTGTCGATCATGCTGGAAAGCAATGGTGTTGCCGAGGGTTGGGACGCATGAACCGCAAGAAGCTAGAGTACCTGAAAGCCTGTGAGCGCGGTACCCGCGAGGCTGGCGTCAGACTCTTGCGCGGGCATGTTGTCAAAACAAAGGGCGGGCGTTTTGTGTCCAGATTGATTATCGGCCATCATCCTACTGAGGAAGATGCCGAAGGTTTTCTGGATACAGTCAGGATCATGTTGAATTCCCAAAAGGGTCGGACAACTGATTATTTCCAATGGGGTTTTGCTTTTGTCGGTGACGATATTTGCGGCAATTGTTATTTCAAGGTCGTGCCCCTTGATTATTACGAGAGACACGGCTCTTTTGATGGCAACCCTTTCCCGTATTTTCAACTGCCGACATCGCTTGGATTTTTGCACGAGAGCGAATCGACTTTCAGGTATGGCGGCGACGAAACAGAGGGTAGAAATATTTTGATGCGTCTTGGACTCAAAGAACTCAATAACAAATAATGTTAATATTGTTAAAATAAGAATTCTAGGAATGTTTTGAATTTTATTGTTATTTTTAATCAACAAATCTTGCCAACACCCTATGTAAAATCCTAAGCTTTTTGCTGGTTGAAACTTTTCTCAAGGAGTGCGGGGATGTCTCTCGACGAAGATGTTGCCAGAGCTTTGCAGTATGGTCGCCCCAAAAAGGATGACCCCAGGAAAAAGCCAGCGAAACCGGACGAAAGGAAACGGGGCAGCAAGAAGAATCCCAAGGATTCTGCGTCCAAACCGAACAATTCCATTGAGGTTTCAGCGGAGACCGAGAAAAAGATTCGCAAGCTGATGGAGGAGCACAATGCCAAAGACCCGAAGCACAAGGCCAACATGGCCATGCTGAAGGCCGTCTTCCGTCGTGGTGCTGGCGCTTTCAGCAGCAGTCATGCGCCTGGCATGGACAGGACGCGGTGGGGTCTTAATCGCATCAAGGCGTTCTTGTATTTGTTGCGGAATGGCAGACCTTCCAACCCGAACTATAAGCAGGACAACGACCTGTTGCCGGACGGACACCCGCGGTCGAGCAAAGACAAAGAGAAGTCAAAGAGCAGCACCCTCAACGACATCATCTCTCGGATTGAGGGAGCCGTGCAGGATTTGCGTGATTCCCTGCGGAATTGATGATGTTCAAGGTTTTGCTTGGAGAGAACGGCCGCTTCTTTGTCTCGGATGATGAAGGCCAACCGGCTGTTGTCTTCGGTGAAACATTGGACGAACTGGCTGATTCTCTGATAGCCATGCTGGCGGCGGTCAATAGTTTTGATGGCCTTCAGGGGCAGCGGGCCTCGGAGTGGCCGAAAACCAGAAAGCGACACTTGGATGCCAATCCTTGTTGCGCAGCTTGTGGTTCTGACAAAAGCCTTCAGGTTCACCACAAGAAACCTTTTCATTGCGACCCTTGTCTGGAATTGGATGCCGAAAATCTGATCACATTGTGTCCTTTGTGTCATTTCTACTTTGGGCACCTGCTCAGGTGGAAAAGCTGGAATGTCGATGTGAGCAAGGATGCGGCTTGGTTTTTGGGAAAGGTTAAGGAGAGACCATGAAGAGTTGGGGTTTGACATTGGCGGTGATGGTTTGGATCAGTTGCCTCTGGCATTTTTCCGTTCGTCCAATCTTAAACATGGAAATGCGTGTCAAGGCGACAGAGGGGAGTCTGCGCTTTGAAAAGCAACGATCTCAGTTGTTGGATGATGAGATTGCCGAGCTTCGCTCAAAGCCGACTTACGAGGAAGGTTACCGCGACGCCGTCATTCGTGCCGGGGCGCCTGAAAATGCCAGCTCCTACAAGGATGGCTATGACGCAGCCATTCTGGCTGTCGGCGACGGTGGATATGCAGACGGCTATCACGCCGCCATCAAGCAGTTCGGTTTTCCGGCCCGCCCCAACCAGGCCATGGCCAAGGCCAGAAAGGACGGTGCTCAATGAGCATCATCACCAAGAAGGGACTCCACAAAGTCACGAACGAGCAATATGCCGAAGCCTACAAGCAGTACGAGCCGTGCTTGCACAAGCATTGCCAATCCTGGAAAGCCAAGTTTGACAAGGATGAAGCCATGCAAATAGCTGGCATCGCTTTGTGGATGGCTCTCCAGAACTACGACAGTTCGCGCCGGATGACTTTCCTGGGGTATCTGATCAATCGTATCCGCTGGTCTTTTCTCGTCGCCTACCGCAAGAAGAAAAGGCAAAACAAGGAGATATCGGTCGACACCACGGTCAAATGTTGGATGAATGAACCCTCGTACCTGCACGAAGATCCGGACGAGAGGCCCGATGTCATCAAACGGCACCTGAACGACAAGGCGGCAATGATTGTCGATCTGGTCGTGGCCGGGAAAAACACCACGGAAATCAAGCAGGAGATGGGAATCTCCAGGCAGCGGGTTCATCAGATTTTTGGGGAAATCCGCAGCACACACAATCGGTTGTGTTCGGTCGGCAAAATGTAGTCTGTCTGGACATTCTTGATTTTTTCGACGCGCATCCTTGCTGGTCAGGGGTGCGCGTAAGTCTTTATGTCAAGCCAATTAATAATCCAGACAAACACAATTTTGAAAAAACTATTGTCAAGTCTGTCCAGCTTGCTATTATTTGAATGTCGGGAGCAAGAGTTGCAACCGAAAGAATTGTAACGCAAGGAAAAAAGCGATGAGCAACAGCAGCGTTCTGGTGGGTTCCGGCAACAATGGCGATTTTGTGCATCAGCACCAGGAGATGAGCGCCAAACAAGATTTCCGCAATGTCTCCAAGAAGTGGCTGGACAAGTGCATCACTTTTGATCAAGGGTTGGAGAAGCTCTACGACGGGCGCAGCCAGACCGAAGACTTTGAGGCGACCATCACCCAGTTCCGACCGGCGTTGACCGACAGCGGCCGTTTTGTCATCCGCGACCAGGCGTCTGGCAGGGATTTCAGGCCCACCCATCACGCCTTGAACCAACTCTCCCGCTGGGCCAATGTTGGCAACTTCCTGCCGAACAAGCTGTATAACAGCACCGACACCCAAGATCACGAGACTCTGGTCCGTGTTTTTGAGAACGGCCTGCGCCACCTTGATAGCGATAAGAACCTGTTCTGGCGTTGCCGTCAGGACGGAACCCTCCGTGCCGTCCTCAGCAACCGGTACATGGAAGTCAACAACGAGTGGTTCCTGAAGACCCTCCAGGAGATCATCCCCGGCGGCATGCTGTCGCACTGGCGGGGAGACAGCGACACCATCTATGGCAACATCCTGATCCCGGACTCCATCCGCGAGGAATCGGACAGCGACTACGGTGGAATGCTGTCTATCGGCAATTCCGAAGTTGGCACGCGCCACCTTTTCTCGTTGCCGAGCGTTTTCCGGGCCATCTGCATGAACGGGTGCATCTGGGATCAAAAGAAGGGCGAATCCCTGAAGATGCGTCACAATGGCGAACCCGACTATGAAGTCCTGTATGTCGCCATCCGGCAGAATCTGGAAAACCAGATTCCTCTCCTGCCCCGCGGGATTGGCCAACTACTGGATACCCGGGCCAAGAAGTGGGACAGCGGTTCGATTTATCCACTGTTTGCCGCCTTGGCGACCGAGTTCAAGATCGCCCGCGAACCCATCAGCAAGGTTCTGGGCGCTTACCAGGAGGAGTTGCTGGCAGCCGACTCCAGCCGCAACAACCTGTTTGGGGTGATCAACGCCTTCACCCGGGCTGGTCAGGGCCTGTCCAACGAGCAATGGTACAGCTTTGATATCATCGGCGGCAAACTGGCTGGTTTGTCCGGCAACGAGTGGGATGGTCTACGCAACCGGGCCAGGGCCATGAAGACAGAGACCGTGGACAAAGTCCTTGGCCTGGCTTCCTAGCTTAAAA